GGGTCGCTGCCCGCCGAGGCGTGCGAGGAGGCGTGGGCGGTCGGCGTGCGGGAGTCGGTGAACCGGGAGTCGTTGCCCTGGGCGACCTTGCCCGAGGTCGTGCCGAAATCCGGCACGAGGTTGCCGGCCGAGGTCGTCAGGCCCGTGCCGAGGCTGAGGGCAATGGTCGAGGTGCCCGACGTCCAGGTGACCGGGGCCGTCGCACTGAGGGAGCCGAGGCTGCCGGTGTCGCCGCGAGGAATGGTGATGTCGAAGACCGCCGCGCTGGAGGTGCCGGAGTTGGTGACCGTCGCCGAGCTGCCCGCCGCCCCGGTCGTGACCGTGCCGATGGTGATGGTGGCCGCGGCCCCCGTGGCGCCGGTGGCTCCCGTCGGCCCGGTCGGTCCGGTCGGGCCGGTAGGACCCGTGGGCCCGGCAGGGCCGGTGGCCCCCGTCGCGCCCGTCGCGCCGGTGGCGCCGGTGTCGCCGCGCGGGATGGTCAGGTTGAGCGTCTGCGTCGGCGCCGTGCCGGTGATCGTCGACGATGCCGAGCTGCCCGCCGCCCCGGTCGTGACCGTGCCGATGGACAGTGAGTTGGCCGGGCCGGTGGCGCCGGTGGCGCCCGTGGGCCCCGTGGCGCCCGTCGAGCCCGTCGGTCCCGTCGGCCCGATCAGCGAGGTCGAGGAGCCCCAGGCGCCGCCGGTCTTCGGCCCGTAGATCGTCGTGGCCGTCGTGTTGATGTAGAAGTCGCCGTCCTCGCCGGTGCCCGACGAGGGCGCCCCGGCGCCGCTGAGGACCGAGAATCCGCGCGGGCCGCGGATGTCGCTCCAGGCGGTGGGGTCGATGACCGGCTCCAGCTCGGACATATCGACGGTGACGAGCGAGGCCGGGAGCAGGACGGTCTTGGACGTCGACTGCCCGCTAATGGTCTCGGTGATCAGGTACGCCCAGTTCTGGTCCACGTCGGTGTCGTCGGTGGCGACCAGGGTGGCCGTGAACGTGCCCGAGGAGTCCAGCGTGGCAACCACGGGCAGGACCGGGATGACGACGTCGCCCACGGAGTCCCGCAGCCACAGGGTCGGGAGAAAGGCCACGGTGCCGGTCAGGGGCGTGCCGTCCGCGGCGATGTACTTGCCGGTGACGACCACCGTGGACAGGTTCGAGGGGATAGCCATCAGCCCTCCAAGGCTTCGACGCGGGCGGTGAGGTCGGCGATCTGGGCTTGCTGGTCCTTCACGACCTGGAGCAGGCAGGCCAGGACGGCGCGGGTGTCGACGTTGCGGGGCTCGCCGTTGGCGTCGTACTCGGCAGCCTGCGGGAGTTTCGCGGCCACGTCCTCGGCGATGAAGCCGACATACCGCTGCCCGTCGTCGACCAGGGACTCGAAGTCGACGGGCGTCAGGGTCAGCACGGCGGCCGCGTCGATATCGGAGCGGGCTCCGAGCTTGTCGGCGGGCACGCCCACGAGCCCGTCGCCCAGGGCGCGGACGTCGGTCTTGATCCGGACGGTCGAGGTCTGGATGCGCAGCTGGCGGTCGCCGGCTACCGCGCAGTTGACGTTGGCGGTGCCGCCGGCCGTCGCGGCCTCGATGCCGTAGGAGTAGACGTTGCCGCTCGCGTCGATGCGGAATGCGCGGTTGATTCCGCTGTAGCCGAGGGTCACCGGACTGGACGTGTCCAGGGAGCCTGATACTGTCAGCGGCCCGGTCGTCACTGCCGCGTAGGCGGTATTGGCCTTGTTGCTGAAGTAGACGTTGTCGGCGAAGCAGTTGAGCCCGCCGCTGGCTCCCAGGACATAGGCGCGCACGGTTCCGCCGCTGTAGAACTCAATGGCGTCGTAGGTTCCCAGCGGCGTGGACGAGGCGTCAACCATGCGAATGCGGCCGCCGTTGCCGGAATTGGTGACGATGGTGGCGCCGGAGATGGTGCCGCCCGACACGGTGGCGCCCGTGATCGTCGACCCCGATGTGATGGCGCCCTTCACTGTGACAGTCCCGTCCGGCTTGGCCTGGAATACTCGTTCGGTGCTGGAGTAGACCTCGACGCCTTCCGCGGAGGAGATCCGCACGCGGGCGCCGGTGTCCTCGGCCGTGGTTCGGATGACTTCGCCTCCGACCAGCTTGGCAGTGATGGCCCCGGCGACGATGGCCCCGGCCGTGATGGCCCCGGCGGCGATCTGCTTGGCGGTGACGACGTTGGCCGAAAGCATGTCGGGGCCCCAGTCCGAGACGACCCAGGCCGAGCCGTTGTACCGCTTCTGGGTCATCCCGCGCACGGGCCCGACGGCTGTGCCGCCCGTGGCAGACCCGGTGGCCGCGGACACGGTGACGGTGCCCGAGGCGCCCGCGTAGCCGACGTTGGAGGCGGTGCGGGCGTAGGTGAACGTGGTGGCGCTGGGCGTCGAGGCGACGGTGTAGGTGCCGTTGAACGTGGCGTCGACCCCGGCCACGACGACGGTCCAGCCGATGGCGAGGTTGTGGGCGGCGCTGGTGGTCAGGGTCGCCACGTTGGACGTCAGCTGCTTGGCGCTCACGGCCAGGGCGTCGATGCCGACCGTGAAGGTCGAGGCGTCGGCCGCGGTGATGGTGCCCGCGCGGTTGAAGCCCGAGCCCGAGGCGCCGGTGATCGTGACCGTGTCGGCCACCGCGAACGGGTGGCCGGAGGCGGTGTAGACGATGGAGGCGCCCGAGGCCGCGGCGCTGGTCAGGGCCTTGGACAACGCCGAGTTGTCCAGCCAGATGTCCCCGTCCTTCGGGGACGTCGGGGTGGTGGAGCCGACCGTCGTGGTGATGCCGCCGATGGCGCGGGCGTCGAAGGAGATCGAGTCGGCGCCGATGGACGCGGTGCCGTACTGGCCCGTGGACACGAATCCGGCGGCGGCCGACGCCTGAGCCGAGGCCGGGGACCTCTGGCCCTGCTCGTCGACCACGATGACTTTGGCGTAGTACGTCGTCCCGGCGGTCAGGCCCGTGACGGTCGTGGTGCCCGGCCGCGACAGGGTCGCCTTCAGCGTGCCCGAGGAGGGCGTGAACCCCGTGGAGGACGAGACATGCACCTCCGCGTACATGCCCGCCGGGTAGGCGTTGCCCGACACGTCCAGCCCTGTCCACGTCACGTTCAGGCCCGCGATGATCCCGACCAGCGTCGGGGCCGCCGGGGCGGTGGCGATATCGGCGTAGGCGGGCGGCGCCGGGTCGGCGGCCACGCCGCCGGGGTCCGGCATCGTCACGGTCGGCACGGTGGAGGCGGCGAGGGAGGAGATGCCGACCGACTGCACGTCGACGGTCGCCTGGAGCTGCTCCTCCCAGAGTCTGGGCGGGCGCCGGAATTCGCCGTCAGGCATCCAAGACCTCCAATTCCGGCGTGTAGGTGGCCGTACCGGCCTCGTCCTTCATGGCGATGGACAGCACGCGGGCGCGGCTCCAGCCGCTGCCCGTCGGCGCAGGGACACCGATGAGATCGCCCACCTTGAAATCGGTGTAGGGGTCAGCGCCCGGCACGGGGATCGCATCGGCGGCCGACGCGGTGATGCGCACTTTCCCGGTACGCCGGATGATCCGGTCGGCGACGACGCGGGCGGTGGCCTCGGACCTCGTGCGGCCTACCTCCACGTACATTTCCCGGCGGCCGTAGGTGTCGACGTTGACGTTCTTGACGGTCCAGCCGTCCTTCGACCGCACGAGCGCGGCGGTCTTGAGTTTCCGTTCGGCCACCGTGGAGTAGGTCAACAGGTTGCGGCCAGGGAACAGGCGGACGGTGCCGGACAGGTCGGCGCCCCGCGACTCGTAGGCGTCCAGCCAGGTCTGGGAGGGACGGACGCGGAAGTCCACGCCGAGGTCGACCATTTCGTCGAGCACCTGGAGGAGGGACACGCCGCACTTGAGGGTCATGTCCACGCCGGTCGTCCACGCGGTGGATTCCGAGTCGGTCGAGGTGTCGAAGGTGGACATGTTTAGCGCGGACAGGCGGTAGACGCCGCGGGCCTGGGCCTCTTGGATGAGCGTCTTGAGGATCATCGCCGGGCGCCATTGGGGCTCGACGTCGGTGACTTCCCAGTTGGTCGTATCCGTGCGCCGGATCAGGTCGCCGGGCTTGCCGTTGGTCATCTTGCGCACCGCGCAGAGGAATCCGGCGGTGTTGTCGGACTGGACTGTCAGGTCAATGGTGGAGTCGGCGGTGATGTCGACGGCCGACCCGCCCGCCGTGGTCGACAACTTGAAATCGTTGTCGGTGACCGAGATCAGGTAGTAGGTGTTTCCAACGGTCAGCCCGTTGGACTTGGAGCGGTCGGTGATCTTCACCTTGGTTCCGCCCACGAGCCCGTGGCCGGACGCGCTGACCTTGTCGTCATCCTTGGACACGCTGAGGTCTTTGGCGAAATACGGCTTACCGTTGCGGACCCGCGCGGCCAGGACGTGCGTGCCCTTGCCGAGGTCGACGGTGTAGGTCGAGAACTGCGACCACGTCGGCGCGTTCGCCGACCAGTCGGCCGAGTCGATAGCCAGCGTCCCGTCGACGTACAACTGGAGGGAGTTGTCGGCCGTCGCCCACACGCGGACTTTGGTCGGCTCCGTCAGAGTGAACGTGGAGCGGAACCAGTTGACGGTGCCCTCGGGGACGTTCTGCGCCGTCGGGGATGTCTTCCAAATCCACTTGGCCGCGCGGTCGACGTTCGCCCACTTGGCCGGATTCTTGGCCCGCGCCGTGGTGTCGGATTCCCAGGCCACGCCTAGCGGTGCGCTCCAGTTGCCGGCCACCTTCCACGGCCCGTCCGGGCTCGCGTAGTTGAAAGGACGGTCGGGTGCGGTGTACGGGAGTAGGCCGCCCTGCGGGTAGACGACGGCGTCGTCGAGCCAGCACAGTACGCCACGCCCGGAGGCGTGAATGATCTTGCGGCCGTCGGAGTCGACGCGCGTGCGATCGAGCGTTTCCACGACCCACGCGAACACGGCCGCGGAGTTGTAGTAGACGCGCACGACGGCATCCCTGACGAGGAGGTCAGCGTCCGGTGATCCCCATGGGACCGTGACCTGACCGAAGCCCGGCTCATTGAACGAGTCCACGAACTGCTTGTCCTGACCCTGAGCGATATACCCGGTGAGGGTCGCGCCGGTCGGATCGAAGACGCGCAGCTCCAGGCCGCTGCTCATAGGTACGCCGCCCGGTAGGTCAGCCGTACCGAGCCGCCGCCGGTCAAGGTGAAGGTGTTGATTCCCGGCGCCAGGGTCATCCAGAAGTACGAGGCGTTGGAGTCGCCGGAGGTGACGTACTGGATACGGTTGTTTGCTCCCTGTACCGCAGTGAAGTCCTCGACATCCAGCAGGACGCTGGAGGCCGCCGTGGAGGCGCCGTACTGGACCCAATCGCCCGTGGTCGTGTTCGTCAGCCGCTGTGTCGATGCCGTGTTGTTGAACCGCACGCTGACCTTGTGCGTCCACACGTCGCCGGGGACCAGGATGGAGAAGGAGCCAGTCTTGGCGCCTGTGTCTATGGTCTCCGTCTCGTACCAGAGCCCGTCCAGTAGGGAGAATTCAGCGACTACGCGGGCAGCGTTGGCCGCCTCTTGGCCGATGCTGTCCAGTCCGCCAACGTAACGGGCCTCCGCTGAAGTAATCAGCGTTACTCCGTTCCCCTGCAGCAATTCGCGGCGGATTGTCACGGGTCGGCCACCGTTGAAACAGAGGGACATGAAGCCGCGTAGCCTGTCGTGGAAATTGGCGCGGCGGCGTTCGTCCGTGCGATTGGTGGCTACCTCGCCGTAAATAAGACCGCCAATGCTGAATGGACGCGCCCCGATCCACGGAAGCGTAGGCGTGGCGCCGGGACGTCCTGGCACGCGGAAGTCGTCTTGCAGTACCGGGGGAGTGGCCACGCCGCCAGACAATTCCTGCACCGCAGTGAGGTACGCCCTCACCGTGACGTCATTGATGAAGTATTCGTCAGCCACCGAAACCTCCCACGAAAGCCAGGCGCCGAAGCGCACGAGGGAGACTGTCTGCGGCCCGTTCGCTTGGGGCAGACTGCACGGTCACGGACTGGATTGTGAAGCGCCGGGAGTTGTCAACTGTCGAGGTGGTCTGCGCTCCCATCATGGCGGCGACCTGGTGCGCGGGCATGATGTAGCCGTTGGTCTCGGGAACGAACATCTCCGTGCCGAGTTCGCCGATTCTGCGGACGGAGCCCTTGCGGACATTGCCACCAACGGCCGTAGCCGTCCCATCTCTGCCTTCTGAGCCTTGAGTGTTGGCCCAGTTGGTGCGGACGTTCGCCGTCCACCAGTGGTCCTCAAGGGAGGCCAGCCAGGCGAGCAGGCTCTGGACGCTGGCAGTTGCCGAGTCCACGCCATTCACGCTGACGTTGGTGAAGTATTCGGGGGCCAGCGAGCCGAGGCCCTCCTTGCCGATGAGGCGCCAGACGGCCTCGCGCTGCTTGTCTGTCATGCCGGCGGCTTCCATGCCAGCCTCAATGGAGTTTCGGTACGCCTGATTAGCGGCTTCGACCGAGCCGGTTTCCTTGTATTTCGCGACAGCGACCTCACCGGCGGCGCGGACGGCGGCGTGCAGGGCCTTGCGGTTCGCGACGCCCTTCTTGGTCATGTCGTCCCAGGTGACGCCGTTCTCCTTGAGTGCGTCCTTGAGTGCGAAGAAGGCATCTCGGGAGGACAGGACAGCGTCTTCTAGGCCTAGTGCATCGTCCATGAATTTCTGGACGGACGCCGTGAAGATGTCTACCTGTTCCGCCGCCGATGCTGCCGCAGCTGCCACTTCGGTTAGCCCTTGCTTGAGCCATTGCCCAGTGTTTCCCGTTTCGCCAGCCGCCTTTGCCATGCCAACGACGGATTCGGCCGCACTGTCAACGCCCTGGGTCAGATTGACTCCGTAGGTCTCGGCCATTTGGAGAGCCTCGCTGCGAGAGACTCCCATGCTTGCCGCGACGCGGTCTACTACTGCGTTATACGTTGTCAGCGCGCTTTGGGCTTCCTCAATCTGCTTTGCCCCAATATCAAAGAATCCATCTCCTCGCATTGATGGAGGCTTAATCCAGTCGCTGATATTGGATAGGGCAGCTCCTGCGGCAAACCCAATCTTCTCAAAGTCCCAATATGTAGGACTCATGAACTGGTCGCGCTTGCTAGTTAAGGCGTCAAGATTCGCCTGCAGTTGTTGAAGGTCGGTCGGCTTTCCGCTGTTAAGCGCATTGATCATGTCGTCAATAGAAGACGTTAACTGGTCGACGCCCGACTTTGCGGCTATCGCCTCAACGCCGATAGTGACGATGGCCGTGATTGCCGTTGCCTTGCCCAACAGTGCGAGCTTCTGCCCGGTCGTGGTGGCTGTAATTCCCAACGTTGTCAAGGCCAACTTGACCTTGGCGATCTGAGGAAGAATGAGCATGGCCGCCCCACCAGCAGCGCCCAGCGCAATGCCAATTCCCAGGACTGGTGATGGCAGGCCGCCAACAACATTGACGAGCCCAGTAGCGGTCTGAGTCAGCTTCCGCAAAGCATCGTTACCGCTTGAGCCGGACTGAATGAGGGCCGTTTCAATTGATCCGCGCAACTGCTCAAGATCGCCGGCAAGGTTGTTCATCATTTGGCCGGCCATATCGGAGGCAGCCCCTGTGTCATCCACAGCCGCCGTGTATTCGCGAATGCCAGACTCGCCCTCCTGGTAGAGGACATTGGCTGCGCGGACAGCGTCGGCACCGAAGATGACCCCCATAGCGGCATTGCGAGCCTCAGGGGTGAGGTCTTTCATGGCGCCTTGCAGTTGGCCAGCGAATTGAGCAAGTCCGACGAATTTGCCCTGCGAGTCGTAGGCGCTGATTCCTAGTTCGTCCATTGCGCGCTGCGCTTCGGCCGACTGGGGAGTCAACCGCTGAAGCATGGACTTGAACGACGTTCCGGCGTCCGATCCAACTAGGGCGTTATCAGCGAAGGCAGACAGGGCGCCGACGGTTTCCTCAATGCCAAGGCCGGTCTGCGCAGCGACAGAGCCGGACTGGCTCAGGGCTGCGCCAAGTTGCCCGACGTCCGCGGCTGACTTGTTGGCGCCCGCGGCCAAAAGGTCCGCGATGTGGCTGACGTCGCCTCCCGCCAGGCCGAACATGTTCATGGCTTGGGCCGAGATCGTGGCAGCGTCGGCGAGCTCGAGGCCGCCAGCGGCCGCCAGGGACAGAGAGCCAGTTAGCGCGCCGCCCAGGATGTCCGAGGTGCTCAGACCGGCCTTGGCCAGTTCAGCCTCAGCGGCCGCTGCCTCAGATGCCGAGAAGGACGTGTCCTGCCCGGCCGTGACGGCGGCATCGCGAAGTCGCTCAAGGTCGGATGCAGAGGCGTTGGAGACTGCTCCCACGAGGGACATCTGCTTGTCAAAGTCGATGAACGCCTTGGCGGCGAGCCCGGCCCCGAGGACCAGGGCGCCGCCCATGATCTGACCGCCGCGCCCCAGGGCCTCCATCTTGGCGCCCGCGGTCTGCAGTCGCCCGGACGCGCTGTTGCCGAAGTTGTCGACGGACTGGCCAGCGCGCGCCATGGCTTGCTGAAAGTCGGTCGTGATCGCCTGGAGTCGGACGACGACGGAGCGGTCAGCCATGCTCACTCTCCTTCGTCACGTAGAAAAGACGACCGTCGAGGTCGTCTGAGCTCTTGTTGTCGGCGTCGCGCCAATGCCGCTTCTCGGCATCAATTTCGGCGCAGGCGTAGCAGACTGCCGTGGAGGAATTCCATTGGTCCGCCCGCTCGGGGTCCATGGATTCGTCTCGAGGATGCCCGCAGCCGCTACACCTCAGGCGCTGTTCGGCCATGTATTCGAGGGCTAGTTCGGTGTCCTCGGGGAGCCAGAGCGGCTCGCCTGCCATTGGCAGGGGGCGCCCGAGAACGATGCTGCGTGGCATCCGATAGTGGTGCGCTAGTTCCGCTTCCACTCTGAGTCGGTCGTCATGGCGGAGGCGTCCAGAACTTTTGGGACCTCAACTACTCCGCCCTGAGCCGCGAGGCACGCGCGCCAGAGTCGCTCAAGTTGCCCGACGGTCCACTCGTCGTACTTGCGAGCCCACCAGGCTTCGGTCGTTCCTTCGGGCTCAAGGCACGATGCGGCCATGAGGGCTGGCGGGAAGGTGTCGGGGTTGAACTCAATGGCCTGGCCAACATCCTCGGCCGCCTTCTTGTGCTCGTCGGTCGGCGGGTGCGCCTTCCGCAAGTCGGTGTAGACGCGGCGGCCAACGCCAGCAAACACAAATTCCACCTCGGCGGCCGCGGCCTGGTCTCGCAACTCCACGACCTGCGCCGCAATAGCGGGCGCCACGGGCGTGCGGTTGGTCCGCTTGTCAATGGAATCCTCGGCGCGCATCTTCTCCTCGAGGCGCTGAATCTCCAGCACCAAGTCGGAGTCAAGGCACACCGAAGCGCGGACCTTGGTGGGCTGATAGGCGGCGTCAATGTCGGACGCGGATAGAGCCATGGCGGTACTCCTGACCTCCTGACCGAGGTGGTGGGGTGCGGTGGGGGCGCCGGTCAGGGGTACGCCCCCACCGCGGTCAGTGCTTAGGCCACGACTCCGTCAGTGACGGTGCCGGACACGGCCCACGTCACGGTGAAGCGCTGGGCCTCGTTGTCGCCCGACTGGCTCGGCTCGCGCGAGATCACGGAGCCGGGGTAGACCTCCACCTTGTTAGCCGAGGCAGCGGCCGTGGTCGATCCTCCGAAACGACGCACGATGATGTAGCCGCTAGCGCCGCGCGTGAGGGTGGTCCAGGCGGTGTCTGCGGAGTCATCGCGGTACAGCTGCAGGGTCAGGCTGTCTCCACCGTAGGAGCCGGGGAGATTCTTGTTCTGCAGGTTCGCAATGTCGGATGCGTCGATAGTCGTACCCGAGACCGGAGTCTGCAGGCCGTCGCGGCGCATGAAGGGCGTGAGCTCGGTGCCGGCCGTGATCTCGGTGGTCGTCGGCGCGGCAGTATTCGCGACGGTCGGGACAAACCAGACCCGACCCTCACCAGTGAATCCCTTACGGGCCATGGTCAGTTCTCCTTGGGGTTAGCCGGCTTGCCGGCGGGTGATCCAGCGGGCTTGCTGGCGTCTTCGGGCGTCCAGCCGGAGGTCTCCATGAGCGTCTGAGCGGTGGACTCGGGGACGTCGATGGGCTGGCCCGGCAGGTCGGGATGGATGAGCCGCATGAGGGCCTCCCTAGGGCGTGGTGTGGATGGCGTACCGATCTACCGAGAGGTAGAGCGGAGGAGTCACGTCGTCGTCGCGACGGACATTGATGGAGTCGGACAGTTCAATGAGTCCGACAGTTCGGCCGGTGACCGAGATGGCGCCGACGGCGAGGACCGCGGCCCGGCCGCGGTCGCGGATAGAGTCAGCCTGTTCGGCGGTCTTGCCGACATAGGAGACCTGGATGGTCTGTACGGCGTCGGCGTTGGGATCAGAGACCGTGCCGCCCTCAAGGAGCGTCTGTCCGGGCCATACGACCGCGTAGCCGTTGAAGGCTGAGTTGATATTAGGCGTGTCGCCCTGCCAGCCTCCGGCAGTTGGCCGGTCGCCGTAGCCAGCGCGATTAGTCCCGAGGGCAGCGTTGAGTGACGCCACGACCGCTACCGCAATCGGGCGTTCGGTGGGGACGCTCACCGGATTGAATCCTCAGCCGCGTCGGCCAGGGCTTCCTCAAACCTAGGGCCCTCGCGATCCAGGGCGGGGCCCATATGCGCGTTTGGGCCTGAGTGCGTGCCGCCGTACTCAAGGATGGGCCCAAGGAAGCCTTGTAGGCCCGCTCCCAGTTCGCGGTCGGGTCCGATTTCGGCCATGACGCCACCAGCTGCGTAGTAGGTGTCATAGGTAATGGACGACGGGTACTTGGGCGCGTGGCGCAGCCCGCGAGCAAAACGGCGGGCTTCGGTCTTCACGTTCAGCGCGCCCTTTTGGATGATCTTGCGCGCGTCATTGCCCAAAATCTTGGGGGCCGCGGTGAGGTCGGCCACAAGTTCGTCAATTTCGCTTGTGTCAATGATGAAGCGCACTACTTCATCACCTCGCACGTCAGTCTGCGCGCGCTGATTTGTGATCCGACGGTCACGGCCTGGACGCGCAGGGCCATGCCGACAAGGCGCGGGTCGTCGGCGGCCGCGGAGATGCTGACCTGGTCATCGGTACGAATAGCCGTGGACGACACGGGGATGGACACGACATAGGTGTCCAGCGTGTAGACGTCGTCGCCTGCCGAGACGCGGCGGTCGCCGCCCGTGGGAGCCTTCACCCGGCAAGGTCCGCTGTAGACAGTGGTCCGGGCGGGCTCGGTGAAGGTGTCGGTCGCGGGGTCATAGACCTGCGTTCCGGTGCCTGCACGAGTGATGGTGCATGTCTCGGTCATGAGCCGAGCGGCGGCGGCGCGGGCTCCCTCGAGGACGGGCATTAGTCCTCCATGACGTAGGCGCCGCGGCCGTACTTGGCGCGCAGGCGCTCGGCAACGGCGGGCGGTACGGACATGCCAGGCGCAGAGGAGCCTGCCTGGTAGGAGACGGAATAGTCATCAATGCGCTCCGACTGAAGCGCGCCGGGGTCCATGGAGCCCGTGCGCTTGAGTTGCTGGAACGCCTGGAGGACGAGCGCACAGGTGATCTGTACGAGGTCGGCCGGAATCGCTGTGGCCCCGTGTGTGTAGGTGACTTCCATGACCGCGTATTTCAGGGTCGTCGTGGTGTATCCACTGACCGCGTACACGGAGTCGTCGCCGTCCCAGTACCACTCGGTCACTGGTGTGAGCGTTGTGCCATTGACCTTTACCGTGTCGACGCTGCGGACAGGAAACTCAACCAGGTCAATCTCGACGTCATCCCACTCCACTCGCTCGCGGATGGTCGTGGTAGCACCCTCGACGCGCTGTCCGATGACGGACTGGAGGTATCCCGTGGCGTCGGCGATAAGCGCCGTCACCTGGTCAGCCTCAGTGGCCGTCAGTGCGCGCCCAAGGCGGGTGCTCACGTCGGAAGCGGTCGCGAATGCCATGTCAGTCCTTCGGCTCTGCCTTGGCGGTGGGGCGCTTGGGCTTCTCGGGGTCGTCCACGACGGTCAGTTCCCCCGCCGCAACACGCTTGTCGAAGTAGTCGCGGTCAATTTCGGAGCCGATGATGAGGCTGACGACAGCCCCAGCCGGTCCCCTGACCCACACCTTCTCGGTCTTCTCGGTCATGCAGTTCCTTCCGGTGTGACCGGATAGGGGGCCGGGCTAGTGCCCGACCCCCTTCCCAGGTCAGGAGACGGTGACGTCTGCGGTCGCGAGCGCCGTGGGGCGGACGACCTTGGCGCCGTAGAGGTGCAGGCCCTTCACGAAATCCGCGAAGCGCTTCTCCATGCGACCCTGCTCGACCGAGACGATCTGGTCGGCGTAGGTAGTTGCCATGGGGTGACCGGCGACGATGATCTTGCCGGTGGATGCGCCGGCCGGGGCGTTGTTCGACTTGTAGATGTCGAAGCCCAGGGCGCGGCCGATGTTGCCGTTGAGGATCGGGCCGGTGCTGCCGTAGGAGTTGGCCGTCACGAAACGGGTGTCCTGGAGGAAGTAGCCCTCGAGGGACGGGGTAACCACGACGTAGCGACCCTCGGTCGGCACGTTGGACTCGTCAAGCTTGATGCTCAGGTCAATGAGCAGCTTGAATGCGGTGTCGGCCGAGTTGACCGACTTGGCGCCGAGGGCGTTGCCCGAGTCGACGCCGGTCTTGAGCAGGCCGGCGACGTAGGAGTCAGCCGTGTCGCGCAGCTTGTACGACGCCTGTCCCAGGGCCTGAGCCATGAGCGACGCGGCGTTGCGCGCTTGGCGGGCATGAACGTCGTCAACCTGGAAGGAGAACGACTTAGCCTGGTCGACCACCAGCGTGGTCTCGGCATCCGTCAGCGCCTGGATGGTGATGTCGCTGTCGGGGGTGTACGTGGAGACCGTGGGGTCGGACACGTTCACGATGTGGACGGTGTCGCCCTGAGTGGCGATGTCGCCCACGTAGTCGCGGTTGCAAACGGTCGGAGCAGCGAAGACGAGAGCCTTCTTGAGCGAGACGAGGACCTCTGCTGCCCAGACCTCGGACTGTGCCTTGGTGATAGCCATGGTGGCCTTTCTGGGGGTGAGTGATTAGGACTTGACGCCCAGGACGTCGTCGAGTTGCCCCTTGAGCCGGGCTTCAACGATCTGTTCTGGAGTCATCCGCTGCAGGTCTGCTTCTGTCAGCTGCACCGGCTGGTCGCCCTTTGGCCCGGCGTCCGGCGAGCCGAACTTCTTTCCGGGTGCTGGGGCGGCCTTTGCAAACCGCTCAACGGCGGCGTTGATGGCTTCTTCGTCCACGCCTTCGGTGGTCACGAACTTGGACACGTCCACCAGGTCAATGAGGGCATCGACATCGGCAACCTTTCCGGCTGCCGCTGCCTTGAATGAAGCCTCAGCGAGTTTCTTCTGGAACTTGCTAGCGGCGACCTGTTGGCCGCGCTGCTCGGCTTCAGCAATGGCTTTCTCTGTGTCCGTCATGCGCTCGGACCGGAGTTTCTCCAGTTCGCGCATGGCGTCATGAGAAGCGCTTTCATTCTTACGCGAGAGCGCCTTCCATTTCTCTGCCTCGGCCTTCCAGTCCCGGTCGGCTTCCTCCGTGGAGGGAGGCGGCGGGGTGGTGGTGTCAGTCGTGTCGGTTGATTCGTTGCCCATTTCGGGCGTCTCGTCTGCCATCTGGTCTCCCGTTTCGGGCAATCGGCTCCCTTGCGGAGCCGGAAACTTGTGTGGCTACCTGTTGCCGGCGCGTGTCCAGATGTCCGCCGGGAAGCCCATGTCGCGCAGGAGCGACTTACTGCTTCGGTCAAAGTCAGGCGTCCAGCCGGAGCGCACGTAGCCGTAGCGGCTGAGGAGCGCCTGGGCTAGTTCGCGGTCGTCGCCGGCCAGTTGATAGATGGAGCGCGGTGTCAGGCGGGCCTGTCCGGCTCGCTCGAGGTATCCAGGCCCTCGGAGAGCGCCGTCGCCGGTGCGGCCGGGAATCGCCATCGTGCGGCCAGCGCGGCCCTGCCGGATCGTCGTTCCCTCGTTGGTGGCCTGCAGCCTGGTGCCGTTCTCCAGGTCAAAGCTGTAGAGGCTCCCCTTCTTGCGGGAGATATTCACGACCTGGTTCATGTCTGCGCCATCGCGGATGGCTTGAGCATTTGCTTGGCCGAAGATGCGGTCTTGTTCCTGGGCGCTCAGGGAGTCGAAGTAGCCCTGCGGGTTCGTGCGCACGTCTTCGACCCCGGCGGCTTCGGCGTAGGGGACGTGGACGCAGTCGCAGCGCGGATGGCGCTGGAATCCGTCACTCCAGCGGTAGACGCGACCGGCGAGGATGACGCAGCGGGGGCAGGACGGCGTCTGCAACATCCGCACGTAGCCAGTGACGTTCGTGGCCATGGTGATGCTGGCGTGTGTCGCGTTACTGCCAGCTTGCTGGACTTCACTCAGGGCTAGGTTCACCATGCGCATCCCGGCCGATAGCAGGGACTCGCTCGGTGGGGCGCCCGCTGTGATGGCTTGGCCAGTGCTGGCGATGACCGAGCCCATGGCGGCCTCAAGTGTGATGCCGCTGGCAGTAGTCCCCGCGAAGGCTGCGGGGTCAGTAGTTCCGACCATCCCGGCGTCAAAGCCCTGCGCAGCTCCCTGCGCTAGGACGTAGGCGCTGGCGCTTGCCGCCGCCAAGACCTGTCCGGCGGTCACGACCTGGACGGCATTGGGTTGGATAGCGGCCCAGGATGCGCCGATGGCGGCGATGTCAACTTCTCGCCACCAGGACTGGATAGCCCTGGCGGTGCGCTTGGCGATGGCGGCCTGTTGCCGGTAGTACGTGGCGGCGACCGACTGCGCGGTGGCCACGGGCTAGGCCGTGGGCTTGGGGCCCGCGAACGCGGCCAGGTCCCCGACCATGAGCCGGTCCAGGGATGACGCGCGCAGCGATTCCACTCGCGCTAGCTCGCTGTCGGACAGTCCATACTTCTCCGCAAGCCAGGCGAATGGGAAGCCAATGGTCTGCAACTTGAGGAGCGCGTCCACGAGCTGCGCTTCGGAGCGCGTCTCAGAGTCGCGCCACAGGACACGGCCACCGCGGCAGGCATCGGCTAGTGCAGCGTCGTCCTGAGTGAGCGCAACCAGGCGGAAAACCTCGCGGACGGCCGGGGAGAAGTAGGTCTGCATTTCGTTGACCTTTTTGGCCAGCCCAGCCTCAGCCGCGCGCAGCGACTCCGCGGACAGGTTTGCCATCTTCCCGACCAGGTAATGCTGCGGGGTGCGGGTCTGCGCGGCTAGGTGGCCCACGGCCACCTCAACGACGTCAGTGAAGACCTTGAGGTCGGCGGCATTCCATTGCCCGATGCTGGCGTTCTGGCCAGTGAGCCACAGCATTCGGCCTTGCTCAAGCTGTGGAATCTCCACGGGCTTCTCGCCGACAATCTGCCCATTTGAGTCGAGCACGGGGATCATGGGCATTTCCGCGCCCATGACTACGCGCGCCGGCAGGGAAGCGAAATCCGCGGCTGTGAACAGATACGCCCAAAGGAGGTTGATGGCGTCTTGGAGCGCCATCGCGCCCTGAATCTCGGAGAGCGGGGCCTGTCCCAACATCGGCCGGTTGGGAAATTCCACGATGGGGACTTCTCCGAGTGGATTGGGTAGCGGCCAGGGCTCCCCGGCGACCGTGCGCTGATCCCATTTGCGGTCGTCATTTCCCCACTTGGAGACCGGGCGCTGGAACTTCCACACGGCGGACGGCGTGTAGAGCGTGGCGTACTCGGTGTCGTCGTCGCGCCATGCCTTGAGCGCCGAGCGACGCACGCGGGGGCGCTCGCTGTCGTAATCGACGATGACCTGGGAGGGGTGTTCCCAGGTCATGAGTGGCTGGTCCGTGTCTGGATCGCCCCAGACGAGGACATAGGACGTCGCAGCAATCCCGGACTCGAGGAAGCCTTGGGAGGACTGCAGGTCCATGTCGTTGCGCTTCCACACGTCCCATAGGGCGCGCTCTACGTCGTTGACGGTGGAAGCGTCGTCCAGGCGGAAGCCGGTGACCTCGAGGCGTTCGGCCGGTGAGTCTGCGATAACGCGACACCAGTTGTCGGAGAACTGTCCGAGGTTGCGTTCCATCTGAAATTCGCGGAAGCGGTCGGACACGAATTCTAGTCGCTGGTCTCCGCGGTAGTAGGCGTCGCACTTCTCAACACCCTTGGATCGGGCGATGAGCGACTTATGGAGGCGGTTCAGGGTCGCTATAGCCATGTCGCGCTCGCTGGCGCGCGGCTCAAGGGCCATTACCGTCATCGGCCCTCCTTAGGCGACGTAGACGTAACTCGGTGAATTGGCGAGCAGGCCGGCGGCGAGAACATCGCCCGCGGCCTCGCAGGCAAGTGCATCGGCAATGACCATGTCGATCTTTTGGTGATCGGCTGGCTTCCCAATGGCGATGCCGCCTGGTCGGCGGACCTTGCGCGCGTTCGCCAGGTGCGCCCGCAGGATCGGACAACCGTCGTGGTCGTAGGAACCTGACGCGGTGTCAGTCGATAGGCGCTCGAGGGCGGCGGCCATCTGCCGGGTGCGGTAGGTGGGCCAGATGATGACGCGGCGGTCGCCGTAGCGAGCGATCCAGTTGTCAAGTTCTGACTGCCAGAGTTCGTGGTCGGCGTACATGCGCACGACCTCGTAGCGGTCGAACAGTTCCTCAATGGCGGCATTGACCTCTGAGCGCGGAACCTCGCCGCCATGCTCGGCCGGGGCCCAGAATGTCGGCTTGCCGTCCGCGAACGTGGGGGTGAAGCCGTAGGGCTTGCCGTTGGGCAAGTTGAGCCAGCGGGCGCGAATGACCGTCCAGTCGTCGTACTGCGATCCGTCAAAGCCGAGCACGATCTTGGCCTTGTCGGGGACGACCTGCGCATTGGTAAGCAACTCCCAAGCCGCGAGCTGGTCGCGGTTCCACCAAGCGTCTGACCCGGCGACGATGCGATTGCCGAAGAAGCGCTCGGCCTGGGCCGGGTCTTTCTCCAGTAGCTCGGCGGCTTCGGCCTCAATGGCGTCAAGGTCGACCCATCCGCCCGTTTTGGTCTTGACGGAGTCGCCGTAAACGATTCGGTGAATCTTCCGGCGCTCGCGCTTGTCGGTGTACGACAGGCCCAGCGGAGCCGAAGCGTGGTCGCGGTAGACGTCCATTGCGCGAGACTCGGCGGTGCGTTGGGCGACGGAGTCTTCCGACGGGTCCCATGCGTTCGTGAATTCGACTGCGCGGCCGCCCATTCCAGCCAGGCCGCGGCGTTGAATCTCGGCCACCTTGACCATTCCGGTGGTGGGGAACCAGATACCGGTCTCGTCCTGGGGGACGAACGTGACGCGCTGGCCTAGTCGGGACTTGGCCGAGGATGTGACGACGTCGATGCGGCCGCCGCCGGGTAGGCGGATAAATTCCTCGCCAGTCTTGGGGATGACCTCGGCGAGCGGCCCGTATTCGATCATTGGGCGCAGAGCGTCGTAGATGTTGTCGGTCTGTTCCTCGGACGTGGCAGTGACCTGGATGAGTGGCGTGGGCCATGCGCGCCCCATGGGCTCGCCCGGTTCGTATTCGTAGAGCCATCCGCATCCGCAGCCGTGGTCTCGGCAGTCGTAGACCTCGCCGCCACCGGCCCAGCCCGCGAACAGCGCGGGGCCGACGGCCTCGAGGCAGATCATGGCGGCCGCGAGGGGTGACTTGCCCCATTTCTGCGAGCGCACCAGCTGCGAGCGGCGATGCACGAATGCCGTGGCCATCTGCCCGTACTCGGCGTCAGGGTTGACGTCGTAGTGGTTGGCGAGAAAGGTCGCTTGCTCGCGCGTCAGGAAGAATGGCCGGCCGCGCTCAAAGCCGTCCGGGATGACGGCGTGCGCTTCAATCCACTCAAGTGCGACGAGTAGCGGGCGGTCAGCCTGCCGAGCCATTGACGGCCTTCAGCCGTTCACGCATCGAAGTGGCGTTGCTGGTCCGCCCGACAGTTGTGGTCTCCACGCGACGCGAGCCGATCTCGTCGGTGGAGATTTTCCAGCGCAGCGACGCCATGCCCGGCGCGGTGAGCCCGAGCGCGTCGGCCTGTTGCCGCTGCAGTGTCCGCAGAGACGTCGGCGCGAGTGGCTGCGTCGCCTCGCACCAGTTACGGACGTACATGGCGACTTGGTCCTGTAGGTGAAGTTGCTCCCAGATGACCGCCTGGGGCATTCTCCAGAGCTTCGCCCAGTAGCCCTTTTCGGCCGGCGACTGCTTGGCGAGCGGCCACTTTGGGGTAGCACCCTGACGGCCCTCGGCCGGAAGCGTTGTCCAGCCGGGGTCTGACTTCCGGTCACGAGCCAAGGCGTTCGGGTCTGGCGGTGGGCCTGACCGGACTCTCTTTCCTCCGCTGGGCATTTCGCCCCCTCCCATTTCGGGTTCAGGTAGAACGGATTCGGGGTTACGCTGGCTGCAAGAGATCGGGGGATCGCATGAGCGACGAACTAGACGGTGTCATTGAGGACGCCATCCGTGAAGGTTGGGTCATTCAGTCGAGTCATGGCGGGACGACAGTCCTGCGGAAGCGCACCGGCACCAAAGCCTGGGAGCATTTCTCGTGGGCGTTGGCAACGGGACTTTGCTTACTGCTGGCCCTAAATGGCGTTCCGCTGGCGTGGCTTGGCGTCATCGGATTCCCAATCCTGTGGGTCCGAAGCGCGCTAGAGACTCAGACGCTGACCATCTATCGAGACCAGGTCGGCGAGGTCGTCCAAGTCTTCAAGTGAGAAGCCCTGAACCCTCCTGACCCTTTTTTCTCCTCACCCGCGGTCCTCTGTCCACAGGGCCGAGGGGGTTATCCCCAGGGGTCGGGGGTGCCTGTGGATAACCCCGATCCGACCTTGCGATGCGTGGCCGTGGGGCATCCGGCGACTGCGCTGAGGACTGTGGTGGGGGGCGTGGCGTGGGCCTCAGGCACCGGCGTTCCATCCGCCCGGCTGGTCGCGGGCAGTGCGCTTGCTATGACACGAGTGGCACAGGCCCCGCAGGTTGGCGGGCTCGTGACCTCGAGGTCCGTTCGGTCCGAGCCCGTCGACGTGGTCGACGTCGGTGGCCCAGTGAAAGCAACCCTCTCCCTGGCATAGCGGGTAGGCAGCGAGGTAGGCGGCGCGCGTCTTACGCCATGCGTTGCCGTATCCGCGACTGGCGGCCGACCCGCGACGTCGGTCACTCACTGACTTGCACGTCGAGCATTTGCCCGATCCGAGGTGAAGGTTGGGGCAGCCGGGGGTAGCACATGCCCGCATCCGCTCTGGCTTCATGGCATCCCTACATGCAAAAGCCCAGACCGTCTGGCCTGGGCTCGGGCATACGTCGCCGAACCCAGGATGACACAGTCGTCGTCCATCGCGCAACTCACGCGCCGATGACCAGGCCGAGTCGCCGCAGCTCGGTCTCGCCCCAGGTCTCCCCGCACTGCCGGCACGTGACCGACAGTCGGCCGTAGCGGTCCTGGTACAGCGGGCCGCTGCACTCGCCGGTCTCAGGATGCACGACCGGGCAACGGCCGACAGGCCGTGGCGCATGGTCACCGATGGCCGAGTGCAGCGAGGACTTCACCTCGCGCAGCTCGGTGGCGAACTCGTCAACCCACGGCTGCGCGATGACCCACGAGACCTGGGCGACGAGGAACGTCGACTCGCCCAGAATGGTGGCCACGGTGGTTCGCGCGGTGATCTCCCGTTCCTCGCGGATCATGCGAGCCCAGGACTCCAGGATGGCCAGCACGGGCAGGATGTCGCCAGCGTGGCGGTGGACAGTCCTTCGGTCACCGAGTGCCACCACGTCCAGTCGCACAGGTGCCGGCGGGTCCACGCGCTTGCCGCGCACCTGGCGGCCATCGTCCACGGCGGTGCCGGGCTCCAGGAATTCGGGCAGGAGGGCGCACGTCTCGACGATGTCCTCCAGCGTTTCGGCCAGCCAGCGGCTGTGGCCGACGCAGGTGAGGGCGCCTTCGATGGCGGATTTGGGATCGCGGTGGGGCAGGACGCAGTTGCTCATCGGGCTCCTCAGAACTCGGGCTCGTCGGGGATCGCGTGGCGTGGCGTGGCATCGTCGGGGAGCGGTAGCGTGCCGAGGCGGCGGCCGCATTGGTGCGGGGCAAGGCGCGGATGGCGTGACGGTGCGGTGATGTTCCAGACCCATCGGGACGTGGCGGTGCGGTCGTCGTGAAGGTCGTAGGTGGTCAGGCCCGCGCGCAGGGCGTCGGCCTCGCCCTGGTCGTCAAGGCCGTAGGGCTCCAGCCGGGTGGTGAATCCGCCGGCGATGCCGAGCAGGACGGCCGCCTGGCACCTCGGGCAGGTGTCGGGTCGGAACTTCTCCCGGGGGGTGGAAGGGTGGAACTTCCACCCTAGGTCGTCGCGCCCCCCCGCCGAATACATCTTGAATGTAGGTGAACCCCTCATAGAACTACCGTTTCCGGCAATTTCGCGGACGGTGTCAGGGTGGAAGGTTCCACCCTTCCACCCCTGTTCATGCGGGCCTCCCGGCGCCCATGGAGTACCGCGCGACGTCGCCTTCGGACTCGTGCGTCTCGGTGATCCACTCCAGAGCCATGGCCTTGGCAATGGCCGCCTCGTAGCGGTCCCGGTAGCCGCTCTGTAGCGATCCGCGCAGGCACTTGCGCGTGCAGTGCTCGACCTCCTCGGAGTGCTTGGCGACGTGCTTGGCGATAGTCCTCGCGCAATTGAGGACCGTGTCGTCGGCCTCCTGCACGGCGATGCGCTGCTGCACGGCGGCTACCTTGCGGGATTCGCTGGCAGCCTTCTGAGCGTCCTGTGCCTTGCGGGCGACGGCCTCGCGGACGAGGTCGGAGGACGACTGGAGGGTGGCGGCCAGGTCCCACAGGAACGGGGTCACGGCCAGGCGCTCGCCGGGGTTGAGCAGGGCGCCCAGGGCCGTCGCCGTCTTGAGTCGGACGAGCCCGGCGTGGGACTCCAGGCCCAGGCTGCCCGTCCCGGTGACGCGGGCGTGATGCGCCTCGCGCAGCTCCTCGCGCACGGAGTCGTCGACCGCGACGTAGTCGACGTCCAGGCCGTGGCGGTTGTCGAACCGGGGCGGCCGCCACGGCCTGGCGCTGGGCCACTCGGGCAGGTCGCGGGGCGACGGCACGGACGGGTCGATGGTGGACGCCCACAGGAACCGCTGAGGAAGTCCCCGATCCTGACGATCCTCGGCCAGCAGGAAGGACGCGGCGGCGGGCTGGATGCCCAGCAGGGCGGCGCCCCGGTACTGCCCGTCCTCGACGTTGAGCCGCAGGCCGGACGCCCGAGCGGAGTAGGAGAAGCCCAGTCGCTCGCCTGACCACATCTTCAGCAGGGTCTGCTCGGTCACCTGGCCCTGGCGCTTGATGAGCTCGGCCAGGGCGCTGCCCTCCTCGTCGAGCACGAGCACGCCGCGGTAGGCGAACTCCAGGCTCTTGCCCGGCTTGCTGTCGGGGTCATCGCGGTCGGCAGGGGGGAAGTCGTAGAACAGGCTGACGATTCCCTCGCCGGACCCGAGCGGCCCCTCGGTGACGGGGTGGTTTCCCTCGCGCGGGATCGTCCCCAGGTAGTCGTCGGCTGCCCGGCGTGCCCCGCCCTTGCCCGTCCCGCTGGGCCCGATGAGGGCCACGAACAGGTTGGGCGTGGAGCGGCCGCCGATGATGGGCGGAATCTTGTACTGCCATGGGATGTGCTGCGCGACGCGGGCCAGGGCGCAGCCGAGGACGGCGTCGGCCGACACCATGCGCGAGTGCGCTGCCTGCCGGACCTCGGTCAGGACGGGGTGAGCCGTCCAGAAGTCGGCCGGGATGGCCGCCTCGGGATTCCATGCGGCCGGGGTGGCGTAGTCGACGGGCGGCGTGCCGTAGCCGCTCAGGGCCAGGTGGCGCGCGGCCGCGGACAGGTCGCCGCCGTGGCTCAGGTGGGCGTACACCTGGCCCTTGCTCATGGCGACCTCGATGGGGAAGTCGGTGCTGGAGGAGAAGCACCAGAACGGGCCGTCCTCGATGGTGCTCGCCGAGTGCCCCTCGCGCGGGTCCTTGCCCGGCCTCACCCAGTAGTCATGGCCGTCGTCGCCGTGGTGGGAGTAAATCCAGCCGGCGGGCTCAAGGATGTCCCGCCAGGTCACGCGCGCCCGGTAGTCGTCGAAGGCGCTCAGGCCGGTCGCGGGCCGCGCGGGGGATAGGGCGACGACCGTCGGGGCCACGGGCTCGGGCGCGGACTCCACGACCGTGGCCGCCTGGTCCAGCGCGAGGTTGAGCAGAAGATGAAGCATGTCGCGCTCCTCGGCCGTCACCTCGGCCACGGCGGCCGGGCTGGCATCGGTCAGGAGCATGTAGACAGCCCCGTCGGCATGGCCGCGCCGGGCCGACGTCGGGGCGACGATGACGAACCCGCCCTCGCCGCGAGTCTCGGCGAGCACCTTCTCGCCGTCCATGGCCAGTTTCGTGTTGCCCTTGGCCGGGCCGTCGACGACGCGGATGAAGACATGGATGCCGCCGCCGGCCGACAGTTCCGCGCAGCCGTGGATGACGCGGGCCAGCAGCTCCTTGAGCCCCGCGAGCTGCATGGTCTCGGCCAGCGCGATGACCGCCTCCAGTCGCAGGGCCAGCGGCTCCTGCGGCCCCTCGATCTCCAGCATCTCCACGTTGCCCGAGGCCACGCCGCAGATGACGCCGATGCCGGTGTAGCGCCCGGTCGACAGCCAGGCGTGCAGCGTCTCCCAGTCCGGCCTGGCGTGCTGGTACTCCTTCCACCGCCCGAACGGCCGCTTGCCTCCGTCCTCGTGCGAGGGGATGACGCAGAAGCCTGCGTCGTACCAGGCACGGGCTGCCTCGATCAGCGGGCTCTCTGCGCTGGGCTGGGCCACGGTCACTCGTCCTCCATTCGTCTTGCGGTTGTCCCCACGCCCGACTTGCACGGGCAGGCGGCCTGGTCCGCGGTGGGGGGTGTGGTGCTACTTGCGCGCGCCGATCTTGCCGAGTGCGGCCGCCAGCGCCGGGTTGCCCGACTCCTCGGCGACCTCGGCGATCTCGGGATCGGCGCCCAGCTCGCGGCCGGTCAGGTACGCCGTCGCGGCCTTGACCGCCTCCGGCTCGCCCGAGGCGTCGATGAGAATCCACGGCGGGGACTGGCCCGGCTTGGCGGTGCCGGTGCCCATGACGCCGAGCACCTTGGCGCCGATGCGGGCCTTCAGGCCCGACGTAAGCACCTTGTTGAACCACAGCACGCCCTCAGTGGTATCCGACGCGGTGATGTCATGCACGGTCACGCGGATGGCGTCCGAGGCGCCCATGGCGGTGGGCATGTTCTCAATGAACTCCTCGGGCTCGACCACCAGCAGGTGGCCTTCGAGGTCGGCGGGCTTCAGGATCGAGCCCCCTCCGGCAGGTGCGGAGAATTCCATGGCAGTTCCCTTCAGTTAGTTGCGGTGTAGGGGGAGAGCGGCTTGGCCTTGTATGCCTGCCGGACGGCCACGGCCGCCTGGGCGAGCGCCCAGCCGTGATCGAGGTCCAGCAGGTACAGGTCGCACCGTGCCTGCCCGGCGGGCAGGTGGATCATGAGGCCGACGGACTGGTTCACGCCCAGGTCGGCCAGGGGGGCGATGCGCTCGTGGTCCTTGTAGAGCGTGCCGCGCGCGTACATGGCGATCTGCTGCGTGACGCCGTGCGGGTAGTCCGGCTCGTGCTGGCCGGTCTTGATGTCGGCCACCACTAGGCCCTCGGGCGTGGGCAGCGTGACCAGGCGGTCGAAAGAGCCCGCGGCCTGGAGCTCGTCAATGACGACGAACAGCTCGGCCGCCTCCACGCGCAGGCCGGCGGTGGCATCGCGGTAGGCGATGAGGTCGGCGCGCATGGGGTCGGCGGGCGCGACGATGCGGTCGACGTCCTGCCCGGCGTCCACCTTCTCGGTGAAGGAGTGCAGGGCCGTGCCGATGTTGGCGGCCTTGTCCGACTGCGCGGCCGCCAGGGCCGACTCGACGACCTCGTTCAGCGCGCGCTTGTCGTCGCCCTTGGCGGCGGCCATGGACACGAGGTCGGGGCGCGCGGCCATGCCGATGGCGGTCTGGCGGCATTTCCACTGGGTCAGCGCGGTCTTGTCGTCCAGCGCCTTGGCCAGCGTCGAAACGCGCGTGTAGGGAACCGGCTTGCCGCCGCCCGGCGGGACGATCAGGGGGCGGCCCCAGCGGTCGCGTGCCACCGCGTCGACGGTGGCGAATGCTGCTGTCATGTCTCCTCGTTTCGTTGCGTTGATGGTGGTCCAGTGAGCCGACCCAATAGGCCGTCGGCGGGCGTCAGGGCGGAAGAATTCATCGCGCCACGGGGAGTTTCCCCACCGAATCCACAGCTGTGGAGAACCGCGCCATCTGGCGTCGCTGCTCGGTGCTCATGCCGCCCCAGATGCCGGCGTCCTCGGCCTGGTCGATGGCGTGCGCCAGGCACGCATCGCGGACGGGGCACAGCGTGCGGCAGATCGCCAGCGCCATGCGGTTGCCCCAGTCTCCGTCGCGCGACGTCGGCCACCACCACTCGGGATCGAACTGGCGGTCGCGGCAGGCGCCGCGCTGGGCCCATTCGCCGGGCGGCATCTTGTGGACGCTGTCGCGGCAGGCACTGCACACCTTGATGCCGCGCGAGGGCTTGATGGCGCGCACGCGGCCGCACATCGCGCACGGTCGGCGCTCGGAACCGCTCATGGCCTGATCTCCTTTCGCAAGAGCTCGACGTAGGTCCACAGCTCGTCGCGGACCGCGCCTTCGGTCGGATAGGTGGTGGCCCAGACGGTGAAGTCGTGGAGGGCCTTCAGCAGGCCGTCGCGGCGGCCCCTGTCGTAGTCGCTCACCGCTGACACGGGCATACGTCCACCTCCGCGTTCTCGCCGTCGAAGGACAGCACCCGCACCAGGCCGTCTCGGCAGCCGCGGTGGCAGGAACGCGCACCTTGGGCGGTGACCGGCGCGGAGGATTGCGCGCTCACGACCGGCACCCCCTCGGCAGTCGGTCGAACTTGGCCAGGCCGACCGTGTACGGCTGCCACACCCACGCGACGATCTGGTCCTCGGACCACTCCATGTAGTCCCGCCGGTCGACGCCGTCGCCGTTCGCGCTGATGCCCCACGGCCGCCACGAGTATTGCTGCCAGATGCGGTGCGCGGCCTTGGCGTTGGACAGCGCGTCGAGCGGCGAGGCGGGCCAGTAGCGGGTGCCGCCCCAGGCCGACTCCTGCAACTGGAAGAGGCCATACGAGCCGTTGCCCACGGCCTGCGGGTTGTGGTTCGACTCGCGCCAGGTGATCCCGTAGCCCGTGCGTACTGATTCGCCCTTGAATCCCGCGGCCTTGAGCACCTGGACGATGGGGTCACGGCACGGCTTCACGTCGGCGGCCGGGGCCAGCGCCATGATGGCGGCGAGCCCGGCGGCGGCGAATGAAATACTCATGTCCAGCAATACCCTTCGTCGCATTGGTCCGTGTCGGGGCTGAAGCCGGGGAGCATGTCTTGGGCTTCAGCAATGGCCTCGCGTAGCGGTCGCGCAAATCGCGTGAGGTAGACGCGGTCTTTGCCCAACTTGGAGCGGCGAGCGTTGAGGGTGTCCTCCAATTGGGCGGAACGTTCAAATAGTTCGGGCTCGTCGCGGCGCATCTCGGCCCACATCTGCGGTCGATGAAATGGGCAGAAGAAGCACGAGGACTTTGGAGGCACGGGCAGACCCGCGTCGGCGATGAGCTGCTGGCACGCCGAGCGGTCAAGTCCCAATTCCACTAGCGGGTAGACGGGCCGCTCGTAGGGCTCAACGCGCTTATTACTCACGCGAATGATCTCGTCGGTACTGATGCCAATGCACACGGTGGCAGGGTCTTCCTTGCTGGCTCCCTGAACCTTGAGCCACTTGCCTACGACTTTGATCTTGAAATCTGCCGTGCACAAGCGATTGCCGGGTGCGCCGTTGTCCATGCGGACGGGGATCGGCAACGAACGGGAACCTTCCTTCATGAGACGGCCCCACAGGGTTTCGGTCGTGCCGTCGCGCTTGACGCGGTCCAACTCATGCACGAGCAGTCCACGCTCACCGGCCCACGGGATGGCGACGTCGCGAACGTAGTCAAGGGTGGCCGGGTGCTCCGAGTCGTCGCCCACGTTGGCGAACAGGGCGTCGGTGACCTCGTAGCCGAGGCGGCCCTGGCAGGCCAGCACAAGCATGGCCGTGGACTGCACGCCACCGCCGTAGGAGATGACTGTGAGGCTCATGGTGTCTCCTCAGGCATCCCGTAGCCCGCTGCCCTCAGCAGCGCCACGAGGTCGGACAGGCAGAGGACGGCCGGCCACTGCTCGATGGACGCGGGGCCCTGGCCGTCGAGGCGCAGGACGCCGATGCCCAGCACGCCGTCGGCCGCTCGCTCGTTGAGCTGACGCATCAGCGCCGGCAGGTCGAGGCCGCGACGGGCCTTGATCTCCAGGTCGATGCCGACGAGGCCGGTGACGTCGGAGCCCGAGCGCCCCGCGCCGACGGGCTCGGCGTGCGGGAAGCCGTTGTCGCGGAGGTAATCGGCGACGATGCGCTGGGAGGCGTAGCCGCGGTGCTTGCGGGACTGAGTCACGAGTCGGCCTCGGGCGTGTGGATGACACAGAGGGGGCCGTATTCGTGGTTCAACGCCTTCCAGGTGTAATTGACGTCATCCGCGACGCGCCGCCACCCCAGTTTCGAAAAGTAGAAGGTGTGCTGCCACGCATCCCCGTAGTCATCGAGGACTACCGATCCAAGCGGAGGCTCGGGCGGAAGTGCGCGGGAGACGATTTCGACGTCAGTGACGGCATTGGAGAAGCCGCCATTGGCGTCACGGCGGAGGACCACGGACCCGACCCAGAGCGACTGGTATTCATCGACCCAGCAACTCCCGGCGATATCGAAGCCGGGGCGCCTACTGCGCGCGCCAACCGACACCCGCACGTAGTCGCCGGGGTTGAGGCTGGCGATGGTCTCTTCGATGCTGCTCACGACGCCGCCTTGGGCGCGTCCAGGTCGCCGATGCACTCGGCGGCCGACATGAGGCAGCCCTGCCAGTAGGCCGCGCGCGAGCGCACGTCGTCGAGGTCCTGGCCGTCGGCCCAGAGGTAGTCGGCGACGATGCGCTGCGAGGCGTAGCCGCGGTGCTTGCGGCATTGAGTCATTTCCTTCTCCCAGGTAGTTGACAAGGTGTAGGTACACCGTGCTACGGTGTACCTACACCTACTAAGGGGGACGACATGGGAACTCGATTCACTACCATCAGCCAGCGCAAGTGGGCGACAATGGGCGCCGCCTACACCGACCAGTGGATCGGCACGCGGGTGATCTTCACGGGCTGGAACGGCGAGCGCCATGAGGGGGTCATCTCCCGCTTTGACGGGAACTACCCCGTCGCCACATTCGCCGACGGACGCTGGGCGCGACTTGACCGCACCATTGAGATCGTCAATGCCTAACGCGCCCAAGACTCCAGCCCGCAACATCCGCATCCCCGACGACCTCTGGCTCGCCGCGCAGGATAAGGCGGCAGCCAAGGGGGAGTCCGTGTCCGATGTGGTGCGTCGGGCGCTGGAGCGGTACGTCAGTCGCTGACTCATGCGGCCACCTCCGCGACGCGGGGCAGCAGCAGCGACAGGGCGAGCGCGGCCTGCTGCGGCACGACCCCATTGCCTAGTGCCTTGAGTTGGTCGTTGCGGCTGATCCCGATGGCGGGGTCGGTGACGTGGCCTGCGGGCAGGCCCATCATCCATTCGACGAACGCGGGGCTCAGCCGTGGTTGTCCGGTTCGCCCAGGCTCAGTGGGGGCTGGTGCGGGTCGTCCGATGGTGCGTTCCCATCGGGCGATGGCGGGGCGGTAGTCGCCCCAATTGATGCGAGTGCGTTCTCCAAGTTCTGCGGCTGATCCGATGGCCGAGCCCAGATATTCTGGTTCCTGTCCTCGCCGTTCTGCGCGCGTGGCGTCGGCAACATCCGCTGAGCCTCGATCGCCAGCGATCTCCCGTGCGGCGCGGGCCTGCCGTCCGACGACATCTGACGCGGGGCCCACTCGTCCCACCACTCCAGCGTCTTGCCCTCGCCCATGTCGTTGACCGCTGGCGTCGGCAGCAGCGCCGCCGCCACGTTCGCCAGCGAGGCGTAGTCCGTCGTGCTGCTCGGCAGGCCACGCGAGTGATCCGCTACCGGGGTAGGCAACGATGAAGAGTCGGGCGCGCTGGTGGCAGGCACCGGCGTCGGACGCTCGTACAAGTCCCCATTCCGCAGACCACCCCACGCTGGCAAGGTCAGCGAGGACAGTGTCAAAGCCCAAAGTGAGGTGACCTCGGACGTTTTCCAGCACGACGAGCCGGGGTCCCAGGTCGCGAATGGCGCGCAGGACATGAGGCCATAGGTGTCGGACGTCATCGGTTCCCTTTCGCTTGCCCGCGTGGCTGAACGGCTGGCAGGGGTAGCCGCCGGTGAGGATGTCCACGGGCTCCAGCTGCGTGAAGTCCACGGCGGTCACGTCGCCGTAGTTGGGGACGTCGGGCCAGTGGTGGGCCAGGATCGCGGACGGGGCCTTGTCGTACTCAACGTGCCACGCGACCTCGCCCCCCAGGACCGACTGCACGCCCATGTCCAGGCCGCCGTAGCCGGAGAACAGGGAGCCGATCCTCATGCGCGGCTCATCTCCCACTCCGCGTACCGCTGGTAGACGTCGGCAGGGATGCGGCCGCGGCGGCCGACGTCAAGGCCGCGCTCGGCGGCCCAGGCGCGGACCACGGCGGGCGTCGGGCGGGTGGCGGCCTTCACCTCGACGGCGAAGGCGGGGTCCATGCGGGTCTCGTCGGTCATGAGGTCTCCTTCATTGCGGATACGAGCTGGTCGAATTGGGCGCGCTCCGCGGCCGTCAGCTCTCCGGCCTGGCGGGCGAGGAGGTACAGGAATGTCTGGCGGTTGGCCCGCAGGCGGGCGGCCCAGATGCGCTCGGTGCGGTCGACGCCGCGCCAGTAGCCGAGGAATGCGCACACGGCGCCGGTGCCCAGGGCCAGCCACACGGCGGCGGCGGCGCTCACTCGGGCCGCCGGTCGTCGGCGCGGAGGTAGCGGTGGGAGTCGGCGTCGAGCACGCGCAGGTGCCGCTCGTAGGTGTGATGCCGGCGCCGGTTCTCCCGCTGCTCCCGCTCCCGGCGCGAGTCCTGGAACTGGAAGGCGACCATGAGGACGCCAACCCCGACGGCGACGCCGCCCAGGAAGATGAGTGGTTCCATTGATGCCCCCTTGCTCCACCCCCTGGAGGCGGGGCGGTCACCGGAGGCACCGGATCAATGACCTGGGGCTCGACCGCCCCGCCTGCCGCGGACCGGGGGACGATGACGCGGCAGGGCAATTCCTAGACCTGATCCGGCGGCATTTCCGCGAGCCTGTTTTCGTGCAAGCCGTTGCGGGATGCGCCACGCGCGCGGCGGTCATTGACTAGTCAGGCGTCACCTGGGAGTGCATTTCTTCTGACGGAAATCACAGCGAATCGTTATGAACTCGGGGTGTCGATAAACCGATTCCCATGCGACAGTAGGGATTGCGGGCTCAACCGGAGGCCGCGACGCAGTCAGAGACGGCACCTGTTCGTAATCGAGTGGTTCCTGGTTCGAGTCCAGGTGCAGGAGCAAGAGGGGTAGAGATGTCCGTTTCGGGCATTTTGCGACCAGTGTGGGATACATCACACAAAATTTCGCGACACGGGTGCGTTACATGCCCCGTTTCAGCCCCCTTCGCCCCATCTCAACGTCCTTTGATTCGCGTGCCGAACGCGCACGAGAGGTCGACGATGTGGACACCAACTACGGCATCGGGGGATATGAATGCCTGGATTTTCACGAGCACGGGGGACAAATTCTGGGGGGGGGGGGCTCGATGACTATGTTTCCTGGCTGCAAGCCTGGGGCGCGTCATCGGGCACCATCCGCCTGCGGATTGCCCACCTGAGCCGCTTTAGCGCCCACGCCAGCCTGTTCAATGCGACCGAGGACGACATCGTGTCCTGGCTCATGCAGCCAGGATGGAAACCGCAGACGCGGGCCAGTTACCGCTCGACGCTGAAGTCGTTCTACGGCTGGATGGTCAAGACCGGCCGGCGCGAGGATGACCCGACGGCCAACACACGGCCGATCAGGACGCCCCATCAGGTCCAGCCAGTAGCGACCAAGCAGGCCCTTGACGCCGCCCTGGCCGCCGCATCCGACCAGGACAGGCTGGCCCTGCTGCTGGCCGGGTACGCCGGGCTCAGGCGCGCGGAGATCGCCTCACTCCATTCGGCCGACATCCGGCAGGACCACATCGTGGTCATGAAGGGAAAGGGCGGCAAGCAGCGGAAGGTGCCGATCCACGACCGGCTCCGGCCGGAGCTCATGGCTGCCCAGGCCCGCGGGGGGTATGTCTTCCCCGGTGCCGTCTCCTGGGAGCCGGTGTCGGCCGACGCGATGGGCAGGCGCCTGGCCAGGGCGATGAACTCCAAGGAGACGGGGCTCACGGCCCACTCCCTGCGAAGATTCTTCGGGACCGAGGTCTACCGGAACTCGAAGGACATTCGCGCGGTCCAGGTGCTCCTGGGCCATTCGTCGCTGGCCACCACCCAGTCCTATGTCGGCTTCTCTGACGAGGACTTGACGGCGGCCGTGGCTACACTCAGCGCATAGGGGGAAATCATGAGCAATCAGCCACAACCGCCGAACCAATACCCGGTCGGCTCCATCGTCAACGGCCACGTCTGGACGGGGACCGACTGGGTGCCCGTCCAGGTCGTCCCGCCGCCGCCGCAGCCAGCGGCGCCGGTTCAGTTCAAGCAGCCACTATCGGCGAAGTTCCAGGAGCAGCCGGCCGCTGTGAAGGTAGGGGTCATCGCGGCCAGCCTCGTGGTGTTCCTCATCGTGATCCTGGTCTACGGGCTCCTGAGGGGCTGACCGTAACGACAAAAGCGCCCCCCGCTACCACTGGTAGTCGGGGGGCGCTGTCGTTGTCATTCGCTGTCGTCGGCCTGGTCCTCGTCATCCTCGTCATTGAATGTCCGCATGATCCCGTGGCCGCGCAGCTCGCTGAGCGAGTCCGTGAACGCCTTCACCGTCTGAGTCGCGACGTCGGCCACGGCATCGGGCGCGTAACCGCTCAGGCCCTCGACTTGGATCTCCGCCCAGACCTCATTGAAGCAAAGGGTCACGGTGACCGAAACGCCGAGCGCGCTCACTTCACTGCCTCCGCGATGAGCAAATACCCGACCGCGTCCACGAACCCATCCCTGTGGCCCTGGTTGGCGATCCTGGCTACCTTCACCAGGACCATGCACATGGCGACGTCGCGGGCCGTGACCGTGGTGCCGAGGTAGGCCGCCCACAGGTCGGCCGTGCGCTGCATGTTGTCCGCCGGCGTGCCGTAAATCTCAGCGCGCTGGCCGCCGACCAGGGCCAGGGCCTCGTGGCATAGGGTCGGGTCGATTTCCTTCGCCATTAGAGGATCTCCAGTCCCGTCCATTGGCCTGCCGCGGTCATGAGGGTGAGCACTCCGGCCCTCGGGCCGCCGCCGTTTCCGGCGTCGAACCAGGGCGAGCCGGGGTCGACGGTCGGCGCCGTGATGGCCGTGCGCCCTGAGTCGTCGATCACCCTCAGATGATGGAAATGCCCCGAGAGCAGGAGATCGGCGGCCCCGATGCGCTTGCGCGCGTGGGCCATGCGCGCCCACCAGGCATGGGCCCGGTCGGGGATCTTCCACTGGTGGCCGTGGGCGACGCCGATGACGGTGCCAGCCGCCTCGATGGTGACGGTGAGGTCGTCGACCTCGGGGGTGACGATCTCGACGTGGTCGAATCCGCCGGCTAGGTGCAGCGCGTCGGCGACTTGCATGGACGCCTCGACGGCGAAGGAGTCAGTGGCCGGGGCGGCGATGCCCATGAGCCGGTGCGCCTGGTCGTGATTGCCCGGAGCCGTCGGGATGACCAGGCGGTCGGCCAACGGCGCCAGGGCCTTGACGTGCTCGAGCAGCAGCCGCCGGATCACGCGCAGTTGCTCGGTCAGGGACAGGTCGGCGGTGAGATGGACTGCCCCCGATTGACTGGTCACGCCCTCGCAGAGGTCGCCGAGACTGGCCAGGACGATGGTGCCGACAGGGCGCCGCTTGCGCTCGCGCTTCAGCCGCGCGATGGAGGCGTCCAGGCCGTCGAGAATGCGGCCCACGGTCTGCTCGCTGCCCTCGCCGTAGGCCGTCTTGCCGATCTGCCAGTCCGAGATGCAATGGACATAAGCCCATTCGCCCTGTACGCCCGTCGTGCGTACACGGGGCCTAGGCTTGCCGACCGCGGCCACGAGCTCGTCAATGTCGGCGACGGTCCGAGCGGGCTCGACGGCGTAGCGACGGCGGGTGACGGGCTCGGTGGTGGCCTTGTCCCCGACCGCGTGCCTGACCCATGCCTGCGGGTCGTGCTTGACCTCCACCAGGCGCACGGACCAGCCCGGTGGAATGGAGACGCCAAGGGCACGGACCTCGTCCGCCCATGTCTCTTCGCTGCCGGGCTGGCCCGTGCCGAGGGTGACCACGTCGGCCCTACCCGACGGGTCGTAGGAGACCGATGGCGTCCAGCCGCTCGGCAGGCGGCCGCCCTCGTACTGCCCTGACGGTTGGGCCGCCGCCAGGTCTTCCAGGTTCACCCGCTCTCACCGCACTGGCAGTCCCCGCGCCGGTGCCGCTGCACCGTGTGATGAGAGACGGCGTGCCCCATGTCGCGCAGCGCAGCGACGATGGTCGTGCCGCCGGCGTGCGGATTAGCCAACGCCCGCCGCAGGGTCTCAGCAGTCTTGGCGTCCAGGTCGGCCAGGAGCAGCGCGACGCCGCACGCGGGGCCCTTCTTGACGCGATAGTTAGGGTCAGCCAACTCGTCGAGCGAGGGCATGGGAATTACCTCCCCAGGAACGACTTGACCCGCGACGTGAGGGTGGGCGCGGGGGCGTCCCAGAGATCCTGGGCAGCCGTGCGGAACTTTCCAGGGTTGTAGAGCGTGTCGGTTTTGCGGCCGTAGGTGGGCAGCCGGTAGTTGGCGACCCCGCCCGTCCCGTCGGTCCAGTCCTTGTGGTTGATCAAGCGAGAGAAATCGGGGAACGCTTCGGGTCCGGCGACCTCGCGCAACGCGCAGGCGATGGCGGCCCCGGCCTTGAACATTTCCGGCGTGAAGTCCTTGTCAGTGCCCCAGGACTCGTGTTCGATCTGCCAGCAGTAGAGGTGCGCCAGGTCCTTGGGGATGCCAGCAGCTGCCCACGGTCCTCCGGTGCCCGAGCCCCAGGCGCTGCCGGCGGCGAAGACGATGATCTCGCCTGTGCGCCGCACCACGGAGTTGCAGTAGGGGTAGGAGTCTGACCGCGCGGCGGCCCATTCCACGGCCCCGTCGCCCACGCCAGCGAGGTGATGCTCGACGACGCCACGCAGGCCGTAGGTCCAGGGACGGCAGCGAGTCTTGGCGCCCCCATCGATGGTCACTTTGACCCCGGCGCGCTTGCCCCACTTTTTGATGGCGCGGACGATCTCGGTGTACGTCGGCTGCTTCATGCGCTCGGGTCCTTGTCGTCGGTTCCGAAGACGTCATGGACGTCCGCCGTGACGCCGGTGCCATTGCCGAAGGCGGTATCGACCGGATTGATCGCGCGTATGACCGTGGGCAGCGCCGCGGCGAAGCCAGCGGCGATCCATGTGCGCACATCGGTGGAGTCCACGGCGAATACGTCGGCCCCGTCGGCGAGGAACATGGCCAGCACGATGGCGATGAACGTGCGCAGGAATGAGGCCAGCGGCGAGCGGGCGAACCAGTCCCAGAACTTCACTTGTCGTCTCCGATCTGAAGGTGATGGATGATGCGGTCGACCTTGGCCGCGACATCGGGCAGCGACTTGCCGCCGTTCGACGTGGGCTGAATTAGCGAGGTGTACGTCTCGACCTCTTCGCGGATCACGCGGCGTAGCCATTTGCCGAGCCAGCGCCCGACGACAGCCAGGGCGCCGACGAGAATGGAAGTGATCGTCAGCCACGTGAGCAGCTCGCTGGCTTCATTGAGGTAGTCGGGCACGGTGTCATCTCTTTCGGTTCAGCCAGTCTCGGCATCTGACATGGGAAAACCCCCGGAGTCGGGGGCTGAAATGGGCGATGGCGTGGGCTAAATGGATCAGCCACGGGTCGAGCCGAGGCAGTCTCATGGGCTACCTTCGTCGGCCCCCGGAAGCGACAGCATGGCGTGCCTTACTGTCGGCTATTCGCGACATGCCTGGAGTGTCAGGCTTTCGTGACAGCCGGTAACTCCTCAATTACCGGCTGTGGGCATATCCGCTCACGGCTCTACAGGCCAGACGGCCTTGCGCGGGTCGGTCGTCGTGTCGGGAACGTCAGAGTTTCGGACTACGGCAGGACGATGTTCTCGATCTCGGCATCGGTGAAGCCGAGAGCCTTGAAGCGCGCAATGGCAGCGGCCCTGGCCGCGAGCCTGTCCGCTTCGGCCTGGTCCCGTGCGGCCTGCTCCGCAGCGGCAGCAGCCGCGTCGGCCTCGCGCTGCGCGATCTCCTCCGCAGTCAGCGGGCGTTCGGTGACTTCGCCTGTTTCGCAGTTGACGATGACGGCGATGGGTGTGTCAGACATGGGTTACTCCTAAAGTCAGGCGCGGGTGATGCCGTACAGGAAGAAAGACGAGTCGGCCTTGATGTTCGCGGAGTAATAGGATGTGATGTCTATTTGCGTGATCGCTGCCGTATTGCTCCACAGACCAGCCGCCGCATAGATGATGGACGTAGCGGAATTGTTCTCCATCGTTCCCTCTATTGACACGGACTTGTTGGTCGATCCGGCATAGTTGGGGATATAGAAGATGCCGTTTCCGAAAGTGTTGGCGGTGGCAGTTGACCCGCAGCAGACGACGTAGATGGCGGTGTCGGTTGCCGATGCTGCTGAACTAGACCCGGCATTGCCGACGAGGTAGCGACCGCTTAGGTTCGCTGAACTGCTATTGAACTGAATCTTGATGTAGTCGTCGACGGCGCTGGCGCGCGAGGTGCGCGCCGAGCAGACCAGGGCTAGGTCGGTCATGTTGCCGGGGATGGACGAGAAAGTGACAGTAGCCGTGTCAGCCCCGAGAGTCTGCTTGGCAATCAACTTCATGGTCGTCGCCATCACGCACCCCCTGTCCGAAACTCATTGGTTAGTGACATCACGCCGCCTTGATTCCGTAGAGGCTGAAGACGGAACCCGACTTGAAATTGGATCCCTGGGCTGAAGTTATAGCTATCGTCGTGATGGCACTGGTCGAGCGCCAGAGGGCAACTGTGCGATCTACCGATCGGTTTTCGGCGGTGGCAGAGGATGCCGACAGAACGGTCTTGTGGGCGCTGGTGTTTGCGTAAGACATGAAATCAAGGACTGTGACGCTAGGCGAAGTATTGCTGCTAGCGGACGGGTTGAACCGGGCGCAATATAGATATGTCTGGCTGCTGGTTCTATCGGAATAGGTAGTGCCTCCCGATCCTTGGAGGCGAGTGCTGCTGTAGTTGCTCGCCGAATCTGAGTTGAACCGAATAGCGAGTGCCTCAAAGTCATCAGCGGTTCGATCCGTGCGTCCAGTTGCCACAAGGCGAAGGTCGGTGTATCCGCCTGGTATAGATGAGAACGTCACGCTTGAGGCATCTGCGCCTAAGGTCTGTGACGCGATCGGCTCGTAGGTCACAGCCACGGCAGCCCCCTGTCAGTAATCATCGGATTCATGGCGGTCACCGCATCCCGTACAAGGCAGCGGTGGAGTATTGGGCATAATTGGCATTGCTGATAAGAGTGATTCTTGAGATTGCGTTTGTCACAGGCCAAAGAACCGATGTAATCGAAACAACGCCGTTGCCGTTAGAGTCCCAGCCAGAGAGCGTCCTGACTACCTTATTTTTGGATGTTGAGCCGTAGTCAAGAATGTCAATTATGTCTGCTCCGAATATGTTGGTACTACTTCCAGAGGCAGTTGCGCCTTCATGGATGTACCCATATGTCGCAGTATCAGACAATGCTGTTGCTGACGAACCGTTGCCAGCAAGGGTATGTCGTCGGTAAGTGGTCGTAGAGTCGTTATTAAATCGAATACCTACATAGTCGGACGGATCAGTAGCGCGTGTGCTCCTCACTGTTAGGCGCACCTGCAAGTGACTGAACCCGCTGGGGATGTCTAGGAAATCAAGACTGGCGGCCCCGCCGCTGCCCACCGTCACCGTGGCAATCGACTCAAACGCACCCGCAGGCAGCATCCCGAACGACGCTTGCGCCCCCAGCGACGCCACCATCGGGCTCATCGGTACTGGCTCCAAGCACCGAGAACCGTATTGGACGAGGCGCCCTTAATGATCGTGAACGTGAACACGTCAATCCCGGCAGTCTGGTTCGCCTGCGAGGCGGTCGGCGGCTTGGAGTTGCCCAGCCACTTCACCGTGGCCGCAGAGCCGTCGATATTGATCGTCGTCGGGTAGTAGGCCGTCGTACCGTTGCTAATCATCCACACGATCGTGATGGAGTCGCCGGTCGCCAGCATCGAAGCCAGCGTCGTCGTGCTGTTGCCCCGCATGTTGATCGTGTGATTAGCCGAGGCGTCGGTGGAGTAGTACCAGATGGTCGAAGTCTTGGCGTCGATATTGATCGTGCCCGTGGCCGCTGAGGCGACCACATTGCACCGCTCCTCCGGCCCGAGGTTGACGAGGTTGGACAGCAGCGCCGTCCACGACGCGGCAGAGCCGTCCGTGGTCAGCACCTTCCCGCCGTTGCTCGTCTGCGTCGGCAGCCCCGAGGCGGCAGCCGCCCACTTGATCCCAGCCGCACTAGCAGCGTCAGCGGTCAGGACATAGCCATCCGTCCCGGCAGCCAGCGCCGAAGGCGTGCTAGCCGCCGAAGCCCCCAGCACCACGCCCTTGGCAGAAAAGAGGGCATTACTGACCTTCGCCGCCAGGTCCGTGGTCAGGTTCGTCACCTGGGACTGGGCGAGGGTGACGGGGTCGCTGCCCGCCGAGGCGTGCGAGGAGGCGTGGGCGGTCGGCGTGCGGGAGTCGGTGAACCGGGAGTCGTTGCC